AGCAGACCACTCGAACCAACCGATTCGGTCATCTGCTCCTGCGGATGCAGCAAGCCCGCGCTCTCTTAGGCGATTCAGGATAATCGAGTGCTGGTCTCCTGCGTTTGAAAAGATTAAAGCTTGAGGGTTAGGCGTTGCCATCTGGGTATAACGAAGGGATGACCAGACTTCATCATCCTTGTATTCACGAACTTCATCAAGATAGATAGTGTCAGGCGCTGCAATACCGCGAGCCGCCGAGTTATTGGCTCGAACTAAGTAACGCTGGCCTCCTGCAAGTTTGATTTCCTGCGATCCTTTAGTTTCGTACTTCTTTGTGAATTGAGAAGCCAAGTGAGCAAAGCTCTGAATAGTGTCATCAATCTTCCAAAAGATTTCAGATGAGGTTGTCAGTTTGTGAGCCGTGTGGACTTGGAGCTTCTGGCCAAGTGCGAACATGCGCCAAAGAATCATCAGCTGCATAAAGGTGGACTTACCATTCTGACGCGAGATTATGACCCCTACCTCTTTGAACCACCACTTGTCATTCTCATCGACCTTGCAGATCTCATGAGCCAAGAATTGTTGCCAGGGAAGCAACTTAAACCCGATTGATTCGCAGAACTCGATAAAATCAATGCCATAACTGGGTAAATCTGGGCTTTGAGTCCAAACACGGGGCTCCACAACCCCCTGCAAGGGCGTTTCAGGCGTTTCTAGGGCTATTGAGGTCATATGAGTCAAGTCTAGTCGTTATCGTCGCTGTAGTGCCGTTTAGAGCCGTTTTCGGGGGTATTTAAACCAAGGGGGGTCATGGGTGTTTTAGCGCTATTAAAAAACCTACCCCCCTTTGATAAATTGCATTGAACACAGAGCAACTGTAGGTTCGAAAGTTCGTCTGTACCGCCCAAGCGCCTTGGCACGATGTGGTCGACATGCTTGCCTTCTTGTCCGCATTGCTGGCATGCACCAGCGTCGCGTCTAATGACTATCTCTCTTAACTTTCTCCATTGAGTAGTAGATCCATTAGAACGTAGAGCGCTATGCCTTGACATATACGCTCTTTAGGCAGTGATTGCAATATGCATAATGGATAGTTCCATAATGAAGGCTCTGATAGTCATGGCCTAATAACCAACACAGTAAGCCTCTCATTAGTGCCAACCCTTTCTTAACCAGTGTCTCCATGCATTGCATGTATCACCTTGATATCTATGATCAATATATCTAAGCCCATAGTGTATCTGGGTTATCGCGTCTTTATCTTTAACTATTGGATTCTTTAGCTGTAGAAGTCCATATGTGTAATTTTTATTAGGACTATTGAGATTGCCTATGGCTTGAGTATTCCAAGCGCTTTCTTTACCTATCAATCTTGAAAGACATATAGCTTCTCTTTTATCTAATGTAAATCGTATATAAGTCTTTGGATTGATTTGATCTATTGAGCCTCCATCTGCTGCCTGCATAGGCATAGATAGAGCTATCCCAATAACGATTGCTACCGAGCGAGCTATCCGCGAAGCGGCTCGCTCTGAGCCCCTTAAGGGCTCTAGCCCTGTGAGTGTACCGACCTTGTCAAGCATGTGGATAACATGGGCGTGTCTTAAGCGTGGCAGTAACTTTTGTTCCGCTTTATCCACAGCTTGTTGATAACTACCTGGAGTCAGTGGAGTAGAACCCAGACCCCTTAAACTGTACGTTTGGTACTGAATAAATCTTTTGCATCGAGCTATGGCAGAACTGGCATTTTGGATCATGTGGTTCATTGATGGAGAACTCCTTCTCGTACCGCAAGTTAGCCTCGCAGTCCTCGTTGGTACACTCAAATTCATAAATAGGCATTAACGCTCCCAGATAATCTCTGAAGGCTGGCCTGTGTTAAATAGGCTGATGATGGAGTGAAAAGCAACCCCATGCTGAAGTTCCCAGTTGTCATTGTAGTATTTTATACGCTTTGACGGTATATATACAGTTGGATGACCGTGTTCTTGATACATTTTATGCCTTTTCACACCCCCAAGGGAGTCAATAGGCAGTAATAGTAGGCTTGGGATACCCATTTCATATATACGCTCGATTACCGCATCTTTAATGCTAAATGGTGGGTTAGTCATGATGTAGTCAGCGTGATATTGCTGAGTGAGGAAATTCTGCATGCCGTACAGCACTATGAATTCCCGGGCTTTAAGTTCTTTGACGAATAAAGACTTTTCACTATCAAAAGGGCACAACACCACGCTCCTAGGCTTAGGATTTAATAAACTAATACATAACTCCACAGTTTGTTGATCTGTGTACCACTCATCAGAATAGAAATTCCCAGTCACGTTATTTATTTTTTGCATAAGCGACATGCAATACCTACCAGTTTCCAACCACCGCATTGCGTACAACGCTCTGGTTCTAATTTGTCAGAATCGACCTTTATATCTCCATAAATGGGTAGAAGTAGCTGCACCAAGTCTGCAAACCGCATAAAGGCCAGATACTCGGAAGCATCTTCTCCTTGGCCGTTCATGCGACACACCACGAAGGGAAGCTCTTTGCCCCCTGCTCTCTTGCTCGCTTGGCGCAGCCACTCCAATGGCTGGAACGCCGATCTAGCCTTAACCTCAACGTCGAACGGGACGTTGGTTATATCTTTTCCAGCCCCACGACCGACTCCTGCGTGTGGCCACCATTGAGACAAGTATGCTGCAACTACTCGTTCGGTTCGCAAGCCTCGGTCTTTTCTGTGTCTAGTCATAGCAACCTTGGCTATGCCTTTCCAGCAGAATTTACAGTGCCACAATCTTCGCAAGTCCACTCATGTTTCAAGTAGCGTTGGCGAATCTGTTGACGTGTTGGAAACTTATTGCATAACTGGCAAATTAGCTTGTAGCCAAGTTCCTCCAGTAATTCAGCATTAGCTCGTAGATTTGCCTGCTGTTCTTCATTAGGAAATTGCTCCCATTCACCATCTTGGTTAAGGAATTGTATGTGACCCATTATTTCTTCACCTGTGGCTTCCACTGACCTGTCTCTTTGTCAATCTCGTACCAAATTGGATCGCATGGAACTTGTCCACCTGGCATATCCCTAGTGCTTGATTCAGGGCAACGCCACATTCCATACTGCTTTCCAGTCTTAGAAGTTCCTGTTTTCCATACACGCGCACCATGGATACAGCTCTCGTCTGGCTGAGTGCCACCAAGAACAGCTTTCACCGTCTCGACTGCTTGCTCCATAGTCTGAACTGGTGCTGCTTCCCATTGTGTCCATGGATCATCCGCCTTTGCTACTGGTACATATTCCTTTGATGTATCAGCCATCTTAGCCTTTACTTCCTCGATGTTAGCCTTTACCTTAGCTGCGCCTGCAACTTTAGACATTTCTTCACGGCTTGCTCGTTTGCCCTTAGTAGCATAACCCGCATTAGCCAAAGCTCTACCGATAGCAGACGTTTCACAATTCTCCAGCGCAGACGTGGCGTTAACTCCCCTGCCTTGGACTGTTTCTTCTGCCAATCCAGTCGTCCAAGGTCTTGCATCTGCTTCTGTGCGATAGATTGAAGCCAGCACGATAAAGCGATTAGCGCTCTGCTCGAGTAATTGAGTATGAATTTGTCCATCTGGGTGATCCTTCCAATACTTAATTAGGCGTTCTTCAACTGTTTCGTAATCATCTAGATTAAACATAAAGCTCGTTCTCCTCTGTAGCTAGTTGTCCTGATATAGCAAAGTACGCTGCACCATCAATGAAATTATCGACTTTTGGAGTTTCCATACTTCTTGCGACTTTGACCAATGCCAAGCACATAGCCACTTGGTAATCTGTAACTGGCATTTCGAGGTATGCAGACCATAGGGATGCGGTTCTGGACATATTGTCTGTCGGGTGACCGTAGTCCATTCCACGATCTTGGATGATTGCCTTTGCTTCAGTAAGGAAGTCACCAGCGTTCATCGATTCGCCTGGAACTGCTCGATGCGACCTTCTACCTGTCCGTCGTGATGGCCCATCTTATACATGAGAACACCAATGAGGCCATGAGTGGCCAATAAAATAAGCTGTAAAACTGTCATTTTCTCCCTTTCCACCAGTAGTTCTGGCTTCTTGGGATGAGTCTATAACGGGAGTTCTACCTCGACTAGCACATTTTGATAACGGTTTGGTAACAATTCTGCTTCGTCTACGGCATCGTCTAGAGTACGCCTAATGTCAACGTCTAGGTCGTCCATAGACCTTGCCCTGAACGATAAACGTGCCGTTCTTTTCGATATTAATAATGTCCACCTGAACGCTTGAACCCTTGACGTACATAATGGCGAAAGCCTGTTGCCAATTAGCCGTTCCCTTGGTGTATGAGGCCTGCTTAAAGTCCATGAGATTACCAACCTCAACACCATGCAGAACACGCCCTAAACGGCCTCCTGAGGCCTCTGTGAAGGCGCTACGGCCTGCTCTGTGAGTATGTCCCGAGATGACGTTCTTGCCGTGCCTACGAGCCGCTTCTAGGGCTGAAAGGCCACCAAGGTTTTTAATCGGCGTATGGTCGCCATGGACCGCAATCCAGCCAGGAGCGATAGGCATAGGGTTCTTATGAAAGGTGATACCTAGTTCATCAAACTTCATAAACTTCTCAAAGCGTAGCTCTGGCAAAGATAAGAAGCTCGGAATCTTCTTCATGATGACGTTATATAGTCGATCTGTGTGGTTGCTTCGGATGCAGTCAGTAACACCCAATTCCCAGAGCAATTCGACGCATCTGTCACGATCATCGCCAAGGCTCTGCTCGTAGGCTTGAGGGGTTCCCTCGCTCCACTTGCTGATTGTTTGGAAGTCAATTTCGTCACCTATGGTAACTGTTTGGTCTGGCTTAAACTTCTGTAGGAATCTTGCTATGTTCTGAGTAACGTGTATGTCCTCGAAAGGAACCTGTAGGTCGCTCAGAATAACGATTCGCTTCATTTAGTCCTCGTCGTCGTCCTCGTAGGGCAGATTATCGATTCGATTAGGCAAATTAGGGATAATCCAATCTGGAAAATTATCACGATCTGAAAGCAACCAAAATGCGTGCGTCTCCGAAAAGCCTGCGCGGCGCAATGACTTGTAATACTCGTTCAGCGCTATTGCATAAGCATCAAGAGCTGAATAGGTGTCTAGGTCTATGACTGGTCGTTTTTTTGCCATAGGATAAGTGTTACCTTCCTAGTAACTCGATTATGGTATCGACACGCGCTTCTAATCTAGAAACTTGATCTTTAAGGCTTGAGCCGTGGTTAGGCTTTAACTCGCTAAGGTAGTGCTTAATCATGAATTGGGTATATGTAGCAATACCACCAAGAACAGTGACAACACCCACAGCCCAAGCAGCAAGGTCAGGCGCGCTCACTTTTTCGGAGTTGCGTAACCAAAGACGCCAGCAAGCACTGCCCAGAGAATTGAACGGTAATCAGCTGCAAAGTTAGATGCAGCCCAAGCGCTAAGAAAGGCGCCTGCTGTTAGGACTACTGGGTTCTTCATGTTCATTCGGTTCCACCTATCATCGGTATATTAAAGAACGAGCCATCCGTCTCGCCTTTTGTAGTGAAAGAGATATGGCAATGATGCCTGTGCGCGTTAGATCCTTTGTAAGTTCTCCAACGAAAGCCCAAGATAACGTATTTGATTCGCTTATCGGTTTTTGCCGCTTTACGAATCTGATCTGCCAGATAAGGCATGAGGTCTGGCTTGCCCGATTTACCTGCAAGGTCTCGGTCAACGTCGATGGCATATACGATTCCCTTAGAAGGTATGTGATCAGACTTACCTGCAGCAACATGACGTGCGTCGGCAATCCACCCGTCACTACTACGATCTCTATCGGGGAACGCGTCGTCGATTTGTTCACGAAGCTGTTGCCCTGCTTTGCATAGTTTTGGTGTCATGCCAGTAGTGATTTAAGTTCTTCCAAAGTCAAACCAAGAGACTCTAGTTTCTGCTCAACAGTCATAGGCTTTACTCCGTCAGTACCATTGTGCTTTGAAACTATTGCCTTTGCTTTTGTCTCATTCTTAGGATCAATATCAAGCAAAAGGAATCCATTTTCATCAAGTTCTGGAATGCTATTGACCGAAATTCCAGCAGTTTCCAGTTCGGCAATTAATTCGTTTCCATTAAGGTTTATTGGCTTTTCAAATTTAATCATGATTATGCTCCTAGGTATTGGATGCCGAAATAAGTGGAAGTTTCATCAAGGTCTGCTGATGTGTTTTCGTTATAGGCAGACATAGTGACATAGTCGCCAGCCGAAAGATAAACGTCACAAGTTTGTGCAAGTTGAAGCAAAGTTGCTGTCAGGCTAGTTGCTTGGTTTTGGACAAGATTTGGGCTAAATGCTGCGCCATTTTTAAGAAACTTTACGTGACGAATTCCGCCAGTGTTTGAGGTTGAGAATCGAGCTGTGCCGTATAAACGAAAATATCCTGTTTTACCGCTAGGAATAGTTATGCGGCTAGTATTTGATGAAGTGCTGTGATATCCGTCTGTATCAAATCCTTCAGAATCCCAGTTTAATACTGTTACTACTCCACCAGACAGAGTTAGTGTTGTGGAACTGTAAGCAATACAACCGCTAAAAGTAGTACCTGTTGCGGGAGAAGCCCATTTAAGACCAGTCGCAGCAGTTGAGTCGGCAGTCAATATTTGACCATTAGTTCCTACTGCTAAACGCGCTGGAGTGTCTGCAGCTGTGGCAGCAATAAGGTCACCCTTAGCATCAACAATAGCGTTCTGGATAGCGTTTGAATCGTCCTGGGCTACCCAGCTAAAGTCGAGGTCTGTTCCTGATGCTTTAGCCAGTACCTGTCCAGTAGTGCCACCTTTTAGATCAACGAAAGATGCATCGATGGAGTTGCCAAGCGTACGCATGGCGGCAGCACCATCTTTAACCAGGTCTGTATCGTCTGGGGTTTCCCAGTTGAAGTTAGTTGTTGTTGCCATTATTTCTCCTTATCAGGCCACTATTGTAGCGTTTAACCAGTCCAATGATGTGTTAATTGTGTTCCAAGTCTCAGCCGCTCCTACACTATCCCAGCGCATAGACTGCAATGAGTAAGCAAGTGGTGAGACCATGAGGGTTACGAATAGGCCGTTGTAAGAAGCCTGGAAAGTCCAGCCTTCTACGAATCCCTGGAACTGGCCGTTAGTGATGTTCGCAGGTAAATCTGTGATATTGACTGGCATGCCCATAAATAGATTAAGTAAAGCATCGCGAGTAGTGTCGTCAATTTCTGGGTTTTGTATTGGGAAAGTAATTGAGCGGAATTGGGCTTCTGGATAAGCTCGTAAAGCCAGATAAAAATCTGCCTGAAATTCTGCATCTGCTGCGTTTTCAAGGCTGGTAGTAATTTGATAAGCCTGTGGGCCATAAAGGCTGATAGAAGCCGCATCTGAGGCTGTCGCTTGGGCGTTGTTTTTATAGGTAATAGTCACGTCATTGCGAATATCACCTGCGCGTTTAACTGTCTTGATGCCATTAGCAAGGGCGTGATTGCCTGTTAAATCGACATAGCCGTTGGCTGCAAAGTATTGTGATCTATGAGTTGAGTCTGCGTAGCAGATACGTCCTTGAGCATCTTCGTAAATATAGCCAAGCCCAGAAGTCGCTATGGCGTTGACCAAAGAGGCGACGTCAGTTACTGAGGATGTCCGAGCCGTCAATTCATAATCGCCAGGCTGGTCAATAGTTCCAAGTCCAGAATTCTCGGCATTAGTCCAATCTGTAGCTGGATTATATGTAGCCCAAGTAGTAGCTGCTGGAACCTCATTCCAAGTATTGAAAAGCAATGGCGATAAGAGAGAGTAAATTTGATCGCCGTCAAAGTCTTTGGATAGAACGCCATTTGTTAAAGATTTAGGCAGTTTAGATAAAGCTCCAAGCGCGGTTACTGAAATGACCTCCTGAATACCGTTTGTGCCTGCTGAAGTTACTTCTGCCTCAATATCAGTAACATAACCGCCAAAGATATTGACGAAAGTGCCTGAAGAATCCTTGACCTTGATAACGATTTGGTCATTGATATCCATGATTATTGGAGATTGGTCAAGATTGATTATTTTAACTGAGCAATAACCAGCATAAGGCTGGGTGTAAATATCTGTACGGCCAGAAGTAATGCTCAGATTAGAAAGGGTGAGATTGGTGTAATCGCCACCACCATTAATAGTGACCGACCATTCAGGTGTCCATTGGCTCATTAGTAGGCAAACGCTCCTGCACCTGAACCGCCACGGGCTGTGGCGCGATTGAGAACATCGACGATTGTACGAGCTGTACCTTCAGGATCGATTGCTCCGTTGACTACTAGGTTAATGGTAGTTGATGCACCACCAACGCCATTTGGGATAATTGTTCCGCTAGAACCAGGGGTGAACAATTCTGGCCCCTTTTCGCCTACGAGATAGGTAGTTCCGCCCGTTACTGGGCCACCAGCTGCGCGACCTCCACCAAAGACGTTATCAATGACTGAACCAATGCCCTTGATAAGAGGATTAGATTTAACCAATGCAATAAGATCCTTAATTCTTTCAACTACGCTGGAAATGAATGAGGCAAGTTTAGAAAAGCCTGTAATAAGCCCTGCTAGAACGTCTCCAACGGCCATTAAAGCGAACTTTAGAACTGTGCCTAATACTGGCGCTAGATAATTCTTCACGAACGCAAACACGTCTTCAAAGAGGGTTTTAGCATCACTCAAGCCATCTCTATTCTTGCTGACTGCTGCGCTTACTGTATCAAAGGCTGCTTTAAGGCCTTCGATGATTGGGATGGCAATAGCCTTGACTATGCCAAAGAAGTTTGAGAATACTGGCCCAAGATTGTCTCCGATATTGCTAGAGAAATCAGAAATGGCTGGAATTACCTTTTCGACCACAATTTCAATAAGTGGCGTGATGGCGTCAAGAATAAAGGCTCCAACGGTTTCCTTGCCTTCTGCAAAGGCTACGTTTAAACGGCGAATTTTGCCGTCAAAAGTATCGGCCTGCAGATTAGCCTGGTCTTTAAAAGTGGTAGCGAGTACGCGAGTAGCGGCATCAAAATCTTTTGATTTGATAATTGATTCATCGATGGAAACGCCAAGTTTCTTGAGCGCTCCAAAGTTTCCGTCATAAGCCTTGCCGAGAGCTTCAGAAACGGCTCCAAGGTCTTTGCCTGTACCTGCTGCAATATCTAAAGCAAGAGTTTGTAACTTCTGGGCTTCTGTGACGTCCTTGGTCGCACGAACCAGACGATCCAATGATGGACGAAGCTCATCATCTGTAACGCCAGTGGCCAATGAAGTTTTAGTAATGTAATCCTCAGTAGAAGCAATGGTTGCGTCTGTTGCGCCCGTCACATTCTTCAAAGATGTGGCTAAACGGAGTTGAGCGGCTTCATCTTCAATGGCAGCCTTAACTCCATCGATTGCTAACTTGCCAGCATATGCGGCAGCTGCAGCGCCCGCTGCTAGAAAAGCGGCTCCTGCTATCTTGCCAAACTTTTCAATCTTTCCGCCAAAGCCTTGAATATCGTTATCGGCTTGATTTAAACCTTTACGGAGATTATCGACATCGGCAAGGATGGAAAGTTTAAGGGTTCTATTACCTGCCATTAGTCATACTCCTTTAAGATGCGGTCAAACGCCGCTTCCCACTTATCAATTAATTCTGGTTGAATTGCTCGCAAAGTAGGGTAAATAAAATAACCTGAATTGCCTCGACCCTTGTTAGGTGTACGAGTCGGGAACTGCTTATATCGATTAGATCCAAATTCCATGCCGTAAAGCAAGTCTAAAGTTGAACCGCCACCAGAGAACTTCTGGCGAGCGAACCCATAAGAGAATTCGCCCACCTTGGAAGTTTTTGAGACCTTTACGCCGTCTGCAATGCGTCGAGCTGCAACGCCTGAGACTGTACGAGTAGCAGCCGCTTTCTTAATCTGATTAGCAGCATATTCGGCTAGTGCTGATGATTCTTTACGAGCTTCATCGATTGCTTGGTCATCCATGGCCTTAAAAGCCTGAATAACGCCACGGAGTTCACGTTTGTCATAAGTGATTGCCTCACTTGCCATTACGTCTCTCCAATATCTCTATCGCCGTTAAAATGTCTTCTGCACTTGTCCACTCGCTCATAGGGATTTGGGTCGCTATGGCTAATTCGACTATAAGCCGACTTATGCTTCCGACTCTATGGCTTTTGGGTTATCAACTCCGACTTCAAGATCAACGATGCTTTCCATCCAGATTTCAAGAGGCTTTACAGGCTTGCCTGCTGCCTCTCGTTTCATGGCGCTATGCGCTA